GAACCTCGACCACCGCACCTTAGTCGACCGTCGATGGTCTGATCTCAAATCCGAGCGGTCAACGTGGGTTGGCCATTGGCGCGAGCTTTCGCAATATCTCCAACCCCGGCTCGGCCAGTATCTCGTCTCCGACGTGAACAAGGGCGAGAAGCGGCATAACTCGATCTATGACAACACTGGCACGCGTGCGCTGCGCATCCTCTCCGCGGGGATGATGGCGGGTATGACGAGCCCGGCGCGCCCGTGGTTCCGGCTCTCGACGGCCGACCCGAGCCTCAACGATCACCACTCGGTCAAAGTGTGGCTGGCCGACGTGCGGCGGCTCATGCTCGACGTCTTCTCGAGGTCGAACACCTATCGTGCGCTCCAAGGCATGTACGAAGAGCTCGGGCTGTTTGGCACGTCGGCCTCGTTGACGCTGCCCAATTTCGACCGCGTGGTCCACCACTACCCGACCACGGTTGGCCAATACGCGATCACCACCGATCACGAGGGCCGGGTCAACACCTTCTACCGCGAGATCGGCAAGCGGGTCTCCGAGCTGGTGCGCGAGTTCGGCTATGATAATTGCACCCGCGGCACGCAACGGCTCTACGACCAAGGCGCGCTCGACAAATGGGTGACGTGCGTCCACGCGATCGAACCCCGGGAAGACCGCGAGCGCGGCAAACCCGGCGCGAAGAACATGCCGTGGAAGTCCGTCTATTTCGAGCTCGGCGCCGATCAAGGCACGTATCTGCGCGAAGGGGGCTTCAAGCGCTTCCGCGTGCTCGCGCCGCGCTGGCATGTCACCGGCGGCGATATCTACGGTTACTCCCCCGGGATGGAAGCGCTCGGCGACGTCAAGCAGCTCCAGCACGAACAACTGCGCAAGGCGCAGGGCATCGACTATATGACGAAGCCGCCCTTGCAAGCGCCCACCAGCATGAAGGGCCGCGAGGTCGATATGCTGCCGGGCGGGATCAACTACGTCGACGCGCCTCAAGGCGGCCGGGGCGTGCAAACGCTGTTCGAGACCCGGATCGACCTCCAGCATTTGCTCATGGATATCCAAGATATCCGCGGCCGGATCAACTCGGCCTTCTACGCCGATCTCTTTCTCATGCTGGCGCAGGCCCCGAACGACGGGCGCATGACCGCGACCGAAGTCGCCGAGCGGCACGAGGAGAAGCTGCTCATGCTCGGCCCCGTGCTCGAGCGCTTGCACGACGAGCTGCTCTCACCGCTCATTGCGGGCACGTTCGAGGACATGCTCGAGGCGGGCATGGTGCCACCACCCCCGGCCGAGCTCAACGGTATGCCGATCCGGGTCGAGTTCGTCTCGATGCTGGCCCAAGCGCAGCGCGCCGTAGGTACGGCCGGGCTCGATCGCTATATCGCCAACCTCGGCACCGTGGCGCAGTTCAAGCCAGACGTGCTCGACAAGTTCAACTCGGACAAATGGGCCGACAGCTACGCCGACGCGCTCGGCGTCGACCCCGAAATGATCGTCGCCGACAAAGAGGTAGCGCTGGTGCGCGAACAGCGCGCGGCGCAGCAACAGAAGATGGAACAAGCGGCGATGGCGAACAGCATGGCCGACAGCGCCAACAAACTAGGCGGCGTGCCGACGCAAGGCGGCAGCTCGAACGCGGCGACCGATATCATGTCTATGTTTTCGGGCTACGCCTCGCCAACAGCGGAGAGTTACTAATGGCTACAGTTTCAGCAACCACGCAATCCTTTGTCGACAATGTTGTCGTAACATGGGCCCCGCTCACCACGACCAACGCCGATGGCGCCGGGGCAGCCTACACGAGCTCGGGCGATCGCACCGTGCAGGTAACGGGCACGTTCGGCGCCGGGGGCACTGTCCTCGTTGAAGGCACGCTCGACGGCACCAACTGGTTCCAGCTTCGCGACCCGGGCGGCACGCTGATCTCGTTCACCGCTGCCGGTTTGCGCGCGGTGCTCGAGAACGTCGTGCAAATCCGGCCGCGCGTTTCCGCCGGTGACGGCACCACCTCGATCGCCGCGACCCTACTCGTAAGGAATAAGTGACATGGCTAACTTGAAAGAGATCGCCGATAACTTCGGTGTCACCGCCCGGCACCTCCAGAATGTGCTCGACCTTGCCGACGCCGTAGCGCGTATAAGCAATTTCGAGAGCGCCGAGGGGGAGGCGAAGATCAGGATCGCGCAGCTCCAGAACGAGGCCGAGGTAATCGCCACCGGGGTCGAGCAGTCGAAAGCGGAAGCGGTAACGATCATCGCCGACGCGCGCGAGCTCGCCGCCGAGGTCGTGAGCAAGGCTAACGCGCGCGCCGCTAAGGCCGACGCGGCCGCGCAGGCTTCGATTGATGACGCTAACGCGCGCGTCGCCGAGATCGTCGCCGCCGGTGAAGTGAGCAAGGCTGAAATTGCTGCCGAGATCGACAAGCTGGCCGCCGTCCATCTGGAAAAGCAGATCGAGCTCAACGATCTCGGCGCCAAGATCGAACGCGCGCAGGCAAAGATCGCCGAAATCTTGGGGGTGTAAACTATGGCCGCGGGCACTTTCACCCTATTCAGCGCCAATAAAGACGACCTGAATATCAACCAGATCGTCGCCTCGGGCGCGAAGCTCGCGCTCGTGACCTCGGCGTACACGCCCGACGCGAGCGCCACCGGCAACACGATTTGGGGCAACGCCTCGGCCAACGAGATCGCCGCCGGTAACGGATACACCGCGGGGGGCGTCGCACTGGCCACGCTGGCCGCAACCGCGATCACCGGGGGCTTCAAGCTCTCCTCGGCGAACCCGAGTTGGACGGCTGCGGGTGGCTCGATCCCCGCGTGGCGCTATGGGGTGCTCTACATCCCGGCGACGGTGTGGGGCTTGGTCAATCCGTTGATTGGTTATTTCCTCGGGGATACCACGCCCGCGGATATCGCGGCCACCACCACCGGCAACTCGCTCACGATCACCGTCCCCGCCGCTGGCTGGTACGACGCCACCTAACGCGCATAAGGAAGCCCGATGCTACTTCTAGCTTCTACGTCCGATATTCTGCGCATTGTAACCGGCGCCGCGGCCACTATCGAAGTCCATGTTGATTATGTGGACCTCACCGTCGCGACCGGGGCGATCACCCCCGGGCGCCAAAACACGGTCATATCGACAGCCACAACCACGACGGTTTGCGCCTCGCCCGCGTCGGGTGTTGTGCGTAATATCCGCGGCATCACGCTCACCAACAACAGCAGCGTGACCTCGCAAGTCGAGACGCAGCATTTCGACGGCACCACATCGGCGGAGCTTATGGGGATCACGCTCCTCGCCGGGGAGAATTGCATCTACAACGAAGAGGGCGAGTGGTCGCACCATGACGTGCAAGGCGCGGAATATAACTACTCCGGCCCGCCGGTGTCCAACCTCGGGGGCAACGGGACGCTTGCTGAAACCATGCCGCGCGAAACATGCCCCGAGGTCAACACGACCGTCGCCGCATCCGGCACGTTGTTCATGCAGGCGATCTACCTCAAGGCGGGGCAGCTAATCAGCAATATCACGCTGGCAAGCGCAACGACTGCGGCAGGCACACCGACCAACTATTTCGCCGCGCTTTATGACGGCAGCCGCAACCTGCTGGCGCAGTCGGCCAACCAGACGACGACCGCATGGGCAGCGAACACGGTCAAGACGCTCGCGATGACGACGCCTTATCGCGTCCAGACTTCCGGTCTGTATTATATCGGCTATTTTATGACGGCGACGACGGTTGCGACCTTAAAGGGCGGCACGGCGAAAACGGGCGGTCAGTTGGCGGGCGCGGCCCCGATCCTGCACGGCGCATCCACGACCGGCTTGACAACGGCATTGCCTAACCCGGCAGCGGCGATCACCGGCGGGACGGTTTCGATCTACGCCGCGGTGAGCTAACGTGGCCAGCACCCCCGGTTTCTTCTCGGCCAACTTGGTCGGGCGGGGCTGGTTCGGGAGCGCGGCCAGTCCTTCCGCTTGGTTCTCGCGCAGCCTTGTTGGGGTATGGGATGGCATCGCCGCGACCACGGTCTCCCCCGCGAAGGGCGCGCTCACCTTCACCGGCTACCCCCCGGCGGTAACGCAGACGATCACCACGACCCTCGCGCCCGCCCGTGGCGCGTTGGTTCTCGGGGGCAAGGCGCCGATCGTGGTGCAGACAGCAACCCTAGCCGTCGCACCCGCTAAGGGGGCACTCGTTTTCGCGGGCAAGGCGCCGACGGTTACGCAGTCGACCGTATCCACGATGACGATCTCGCCTGTGAAGGGCGCGCTCACACTCGCGGGGCGCGCGCCCACCGTCGCCCAAACGATCATCACCACGATTGCGGCCGCAAAAGGCGCGCTTACGCTTTCGGGGAAGGCGCCGAGCCTCAACCAAACCACGACGTTCACAGTTGCGCCCGATAAAGCCGCGCTCGCGTTTACGGGCAAGCAGGTTGTGCTTGTCCGCCATACGGCGATTTCCCCCGCGCCGGGGTCGATCGCCCTTAGCGGCCGAATAGTCGCGCTTGTGCAGACGTCTAGCACCACAATTTCACCGGGGAGGGGCGCGGCGCGCCTCACCGGGAACGAACCCTCGGTCGACAACGGCACGACGCCGCCCGCGCGTTCCCACCCCCACGTCTACAAGCGCCGCCGGGGCGCGCACGCTTAATCACCCCCGCGACGGATATCGTCACCGTGCATGAGTGATTTCGACCCGTTCGACCTTCGAGGCCAAGAGGAAGAGGCCGAGCGCCGGGAAACCGACGCGAGGCTCCTCCAGCTCACCGAAGACAGCGATTTGAAGTGGCTCATGGCGAACGCACAAGGCCGCCGCATCGCGCGGCGGTGGCTCTCAAAAGCCGGGGTGTGGCGTCTCTCTTTCTCGGGAGACGCGGCGACCACGGCCTTCAACGAGGGCCAGCGAAACGTAGGTCTAGCGCTGCTCGCTGGCATCCTACGGATCGCCCCCGAGCGGCTCGCCGACCTAATGACCGAGGACGATTATGAGCGACGCGAACACGCCGACGACCCCGAGTGAAGCCCCGCCCGTTGAAGGCGGCGCGCTTCTCACTGACACCCCTCCGGTAGACGCTGGCACGCCGCCCGTCGAAGGTGCTGCGCTTCTCACCGATGCGCCGCCCGTCGAAGGCGAAGCGCCCCCGGCCGAGGCCGAAGCGCCGGAAGGCGCGCCCGAGGAGTATGAAGATTTCACCGCGCCGGAAGGTGTGACCCTCGACAGCGAAGCCGTTGGCGAGCTCAAGTCGCTCGCGAAAGAGCTCAACCTGCCTCAAGGCGCGGCGCAAAAGGTCGCTGATCTCGGCGCGCAGATGGTCGGCAAATGGGCGTCCGCGCTCAACGAGGCGATCGCCACGCCGGAAGGCCGCGCCCAACTGCTCGGCCACGTCCGCGCAGAATGGACCGAAAGTTCTAAAGCCGAGTTCGACGCGCCCACCTTCGCCAAGGCGAAGGCAACGCTCGACACGCTTGGCACCCCCGCGCTCGACAAGTTCCTGCGCGAAGAGGGCGTCGGCAATCACCCCGAAATCATTCGGCTACTCTCCCGCGTGGGTGAGCTGGTCGGTGAAGACCGCTTTGTCGCCGGTGGCAAAGCACCCGCTGCCGAGAAGCCTTTGGCTGATCGGCTTTACGCAACGGCGAATTAAGGAGCTAACCTATGGCCGTTCTTTCCACTGGCGCAGCTACCCTCGCGGATATCGCGAAGCGCCTCAACCCTGACGGTAACGGGATTGCGCCGATCGTCGAGTTGTTGTCGAACACCAACGAAATCTTGCAGGACGCTAAGTTCATGGAGGGCAACCTCCCAACGGGCCACCGCACCACGATCCGCACCGGCTTGCCGACGGTTTACTGGCGTGCGCTCAACCAAGGCGTCCCGCCTAGCAAGTCCGTCACCGCGCAGGTCGACGAGTCTTGCGGTATGCTCGAAGCTCGGTCGCATATCGACCTCAAGCTGGCCGAGCTCAACGGCATGTCAAACGCTTTCCGTTTGTCGGAAGACGCCGCGTTCATCGAAGCGATGAACCAGACGCAAGCGACGACCATGTTCTACGGCAACCCCGGCACCGATCCGCGCCAGTATCTCGGCCTCGCGCCGCGCTACAGCTCGACCACGGCCGGTAACGGCGCGAACATTCTCAACGCGAACGGTTCGGGCTCCGATAATACTTCAATCTGGCTGGTGGTATGGGGCGACAGCACCGTATTCTGCCCGTTCCCGAAGGGTTCGCAGGCCGGTTTGAACGTCCGCGACCTCGGCGAGGACGACGTGCAGGACGCCAACGGTGGTTGGTATCGTGCATTGAAGACCCTCTACCAGTGGGACAACGGTCTCGTCGTCAAGGATTGGCGCTATGTCGTTCGCATTGCGAACATTGACGTGTCCAACCTCGTCGCCGAAAGTTCGGCCGCCGATCTCATCAAACTGATGGCCCGCGCGATCGACCGTATCCCGGCGCTCGGCATGGGTTCCGCCGCTTTCTACATGAACCGCACCGTTCACTCGATGCTGCGTATTCAGGCCATGAGCAAGACGTCGAACGTCTTGTCCATCGAAAGCGGTCTCAACCAGTTTGGCAAGCCGCATAGCTGGACCGCCTTCGACGGCATCCCGCTGCGCAAGTCCGACGGCATCCTGCTCACCGAAGCAACTGTCAGCTAAGAGGAGTTACTTCAATGGCTGTTATCGACACCTTCCTCCAGCTCTCCGGGTCGTACTCGGGGAGCACCGTCACCCCGCAGAACGTCTTTGCTTCGGGCGCGGCGGTGGTCTCGACCAATGTGGTCGACGTCACCGGCGGCTCGGCCACTGGCCAGATTGCGGATATCTTCAAGGGCGAAGAGCTAGAGCTGCTTATCAACGTCATCACGGCGTTTGCGGGCGGCACCTCGGCCGAGTTCCAATTGGTCTCGGCGGATAACGCCGCGCTCTCGACGAACTTGACCGTGCTGGCGTCCTCGGGCGCGATCCCGATCGCCTCGCTCGGTGCTGGTAAGCAAATCCGCGTATGCGGTGCCCCGCAAGACCCGCGCACCTTGCGTCGTTATGTCGGCTTGAACGTCGTCAACGTCGGCGCGAACAGCGCGGGTGCGGTCTTGGCCGCGCTCACGCCGTTCGACGGCGACCTGCCGATCCCGAGCTACAGCTCGGGCTTCACGGTCAACTAAGGAGAATAGGACATGGCGCAGTATCGCGTGCTCGAACGCTCCTTCATTGGCGATCGGTTGGTCGAAGCTGGCGAAATCGTCGACTACGACGGCACCCCGGGGCGCAACCTCGTTGCCCTCGAAGCCGCAACCGAAGAGCCAAAAAAGGGCAAGCGCACCGCTCCGGCGGCGAGCGAGCCTAAGTCGGAAGACGAGGGCAGCGAACTGGCCTGACCTTTTACCGCCCCTTGGTCGCGCAAGGTGCGCGGGAGTGAGGGGGCCTTGTGCCCCCTTACTTTTTTAAGGAGTTAAGCCTTTGGCTACCGTTGTCGATATCGCCAACCTCGCGCTCTCGCATATTGGCGAAGGCACCACCGTCTCGAACCTCACGCCCCCGGACGCAACCCCCGCCGCGCGCCATTGTGCGCGCTTCTATCCGATCGCGCGCGACGAGTTGCTCGAGCAGCACGCTTGGACCTTCGCGACAGCGCGGCAACCCCTTGCGTTGCTGGCCCTCACGGTCGCCGGGTGGGATTATGTCTACGAAGCGCCAAGCGACATGATCCGCGCGCTCGAGGTCTACGAGCTTGGGGGAAACCCTAATCTCGACACCCCGATCAAGTTCGACGTCGAAACCCAAACCGACGGGACGCGGGTGATCGTCACCAATCAGGCCGACGCCGAGCTGCGTTATATCTTCCGTGCGGTCGTGCCCGAGCGGTTTACGCCGTTATTCACCGTCGCCCTTTCGTGGTTGCTCGCCTCGTATATCGCGGGGCCGATCATCAAAGGCGACACCGGTATCGCAGCGAGCAAGACCTGCTTCACGGTCTACCGCGAGCGCTTCGCCGAAGCCGCGCGCTCCAGCGCGAACAACAGCCGACAGCGCCTCGACCACACACCGGCTTGGATATCGGAGCGCTAGGCATGGCCAACGTCTCCCCTCTCGACCCTAAAAGTGTTGACCGCAGCGCGTGGGATAAGCGCCCCGACGGGTCAACCAAAGGCTTTGGCTATCTCGGCGTACTCGCGCGCCCCGACGGCGGGGTCTCTTCCGAGATATCGGTTGGGGTGAACCTCGGGGGGCAGGACGTGGATATCCCGACAATGGTGCCCGGGCTCGACAAGTCCGAGGTGCACTGGTTGCTCACGACGCCAACGGATCAAATCGCCAACAAGCTCCCCGGCAGCATTTTACGCAAGGCGGTTGAACACGCCAAGATGCGGCTGCGCACCGGCAAGAGCCCCTTCAAGCAGGACGATGAATAATGGCTAACCCCCGCGTCTACGCCCGCTCGTTTGCCGGGGGTGAAGTCACCCCCGAGTTCTTTGGCCGGGTGGACGACGCGAAGCACGCCACCGGGGTCGATACCTGCCGTAACTTTGTCATCAAGCCCCACGGCCCGGCCGAGAACCGCGCGGGCTTCGCGATGGTGCGCGAGGTCAAGACCAGCGCGAAGCGGACCCGGGTGATCCCGTTTGTCTTTGCGTCCGACCAAACGGTTGTGATCGAGATCGGCGAGGGGTATTTTCGTTTTCACACCCAAGGCGCCACCGTTTCCCCCGGCTCGCCGTCGGCGTGGTCGGGCGCGACGACCTACGCGGTGGGCGATCTCGTCTCGCTCTCGGGCGTCAACTATTACTGCAAAGCTGCGCATACTAACCAGTCACCGCCCTCCGCGAGCTATTGGCACACCATGCCGACGGGCATTTATGAAATCCCCAACGGGTACTCCGCGGCCGATATCCCGAGCTTGAAGTTTGTGCAGGCGAACGACATTATCACCTTCACCCACGCGAGCTATGACGTCGCCGAGCTCAAGCGTTACAGCTCGATCAGGTGGATTTTTGCGTCGGTGTCGTTTGTGCCCACGCTCACCGCGCCCACCGGGACTAAAGCGACAGCGACCCCGGCAGTCACCACCCCCGGCACACCTACTTTGCAATCCTACGTTATCACCTCGGTCGCCAACAAGGAGGAAAGTATCGCCTCTTCGGACGCGCTCACCGGATCGGTGACACTCTCGGCTGTTAGTAACGCCAACCCCGGCGTCTTCACCGCGGCGGACACCTACTACGGGAGCGCGTCGTCGACGTTTTCCGTTGACGACGTGGTTTTTGTCGACGGCGTGGGGGGCATGGCTTCTCTCAACGGCAAGTTCTACAAAGTCCGCACGGTTAGCTACACCCCGGGGTTTGCGTTCCCTTTTGGGGGATACTATCCGGGGGCCACGACTTTCACCCTCAAAGACGTGAGCAGCGGCGCCCAGCTCGATACCTCCGGCTTCGGCGCCTATTCGGGCGGGGGCACGGTCCAGCGCGTCGGCGCTGCGCGCTGCTCGAACAATCTCTTCGACGATGCGGCGTACAACACAATCTCGTGGAACGCGGTCGCCGGGGCCACGCGGTATAACGTATATAAGCTCTCGAACGGGCTTTACGGCTATATCGGGCAGACCGAGAACGTGTCGTTCACCGACGACAGTATCGCCCCCGATCTCTCGAAAACCCCGCCAATTTATGACACCCCGCTCTCGGGCACGGACAACCGGCCCTCGTCGGTCGGCTATTTCGAGCAACGACGGTGTTTCGCGGGCACCAACGCCAAGCCCTCGAACTTTTGGGCCACGCGTTCGGGCACCGAGACCAACCTCTCTTATTCAATCCCGGGGCGCGACGACGACAGTATCCGGTTCAAGATCGCCGCGCGCGAGCGCAACACGATCCGGCATATCGTGCCAATGAACAACCTTATCCTTTTGACCGAGAGCGCCGAATGGCGCGTGGCCGCCACCACCGGCGAGGCACTCACCCCCGACGTATCCTTGCGCGCGCAGTCCTTTATCGGCGCCTCGGAAGCACAACCCGTCGTCGTCAATAACAACCTGATCTTCGCCGCGGCGCGCGGGGGGCATTTGCGCGAGCTCGCCTATGATTGGCAGGCGTCGGGCTATATCACCGGCGATCTATCGCTGCGCGCGCCGCACCTCTTTGACCGCTATGCGATCACCGAGATCGCTTACGCCAAGGCCCCGATCCCGATCGTGTGGGCGGTCTCCAGCTCGGGCGCGCTCCTCGGCTTCACCTATGTCCCCGAGCAGCAAGTCGGCGCGTGGCACCGGCACGACACCTACAACGGGACGTTCGAGAGCGTCGCGATCGTGGCCGAAGGCAGCGAAGACGTGCTTTACGCGGTGGTCAACCGCACGATCAACGGCGCGCAAAAGCGCTTCGTCGAGCGCATGGCCAGCCGGTTTGTTGTGACCCCTAATGACGGCTTCTTCGTTGATTGTGGCAAAACCTATTCGGGCGCGCCCGCGACCGTGATCTCGGGGCTCGATCACTTGAACGGGGAGAATGTCGCCGTCCTCTCCGACGGCAACTATATCGGCACGCTTTTGGTCGCGGACGGCACGATCACCCTACCCGACGCGGCGAGCGTGGTGCACGCCGGGCTGCCGATCACGGCCGATCTCAAGACCCTGCCGCTCGCCTTCGAGGCGATCGGCTTTGGCCAAGGGCGCCCCAAGAACGTCAACAAGACATGGCTGCGCGTCTATCTCTCCCGCAATATCAAAGCGGGCCCCACCTTTGACGACTTGACCGAGGTCGCGCAGCGCGACGTCGAACCCGCGGGCACGGTGCTCGAGCTCGACACCGGTGAGTATGAGGTCGCGCTCGCGCCACAATGGAACGACAGCGGGCAAGTGTGCATCCGGCAGGATTTGCCGTTGCCGTTGACCGTGCTCGCGATCACGACCGAGTTCGTGGCGGGTGGGTGATCTCACCTTCTGCCCCCCGGAAGCGGGCGAGGCCGAAGAGCTCGAGGCCAATTTGCGCCCGGCCGACCGGGCCGAAATCATCGCCGCGTCGGGGCCAGATACCCTCGGCATTATCCGCGGCGCGCTGGCGATTTCGCAGCACGCGATCACCGTGCGCGAGGCGGGCGAGCTGCTTTGCGTCTTTGGCGTGGTCGAAGGTGATCTCCTCGGGCGGATCGCGATCCCGTGGATGCTCGGCACCCCGGCGCTCGATCAAAGAGCGCGCACGCTTATCAGGGTTACGCGGCGTTACTTTGACGCCATGCTCGACCTCTACCCGCTCCTCGTGAACTACGCGGACGCCCGCCATGTTGACAGCTTGCGCCTTGTCCGCGCGGCTGGCTGCACAGTGCACCCGGCCGAACCGTTCGGGTTTGAGGGCCGACCCTTCCATAAGTTTACCCGGGAGCGCGCTTATGTGTAGCCCTACCGCTGCCCTCGGGGCGCAAGCCGCTGGCGTTGGCATGAGCACCGTTGCCTCGATCTTCGAGGCGTCGGGCATGAAGTCGGGTCTACGCGCGCAAGCGCGGATCGACGAAATCAACGCCACGATGAAAGACGAGGACGGGCGCCGCGCGCTCATGTCGGGGCAGAAGCACGAACAGAAACTCCGGCTTGCCGCCGCGCAGCTCAAGAGCAAACAGCGCGTAGCAATGGGCGCCAATAGCGTCGACATGACCGAAGGCTCGGCGCTCAACACGCTTGTCTCGACCGATTACATGACCGAGGTCGACGCGAACACGATCCAAATGAACGCGCTCGAAGCCGCGTGGGGCCACCGCACCCAAGCACTTAACTACCGCAACGACGCGGTGATGAAGCGCGGCCAAGCCTCGGCGATAAGCCCGGCGATGGCGGGCGCGGCCTCACTGATCTCGGGCGCGGGAAAGGTCGCGGCGAGCTGGTACAGCCTTAGCGAAAACGGTGCCTTCTCCGGTGCAGGTGAGGGCGGCAAAACCCTATCCGGTAGCGGCTTCATGGACCCTAGCACCCAAGTTGGACATAGCTCCAAATGGGGCCAAGACGGGTGGGTTAAGTGGTAATGGCACGGGTTCCTAGCTACGACAATTTCCAAGCCAACGCGGCCTCACCGAGCAGCCAACCCTTTGCGCAGCCCGACACCTCGGGCTTCCTCGTCGCGCCCAAGCAGCTCCAGCAAGTCGGCCAAGCCGTCACCGACGCGGCCTCGATCGCGACAAAAATATACGACGACAAGCTCGAGCAGGCCAACAAGGTCCGCGTGCTCGAGGCCACCAACGAAGCCCGGCACGAAATGCTTCGGCTTGCCTATGATCCGAAGGACGGGTTTACGCAGGTCAAGGGCGGCGACGTTATGGGCATCGACGGCCAAAAGCCGTTGGCGGATCGGTACGACGAACAGCTCGGCGGCACGCTCTCGGGGATCGAGGCAAAACTCGGCAACGACGCGCAGCGCAAACTATTCCAACAACAAGCCATGTCCCTTCGGTCGCAATTCTACGGGCAGGCACAAAGCTACCAAGCGCAAGAGCACGATCGCTATGTGATCTCGACCTATAAGGGCACGATCGACTTGACCGGGCAGGAGATCGCGGCCGCAGGCGGCGACGTCCGCGCGATCGACGACGCGCTCGTCAATCGGCTCGAGCCCGCGGTGCGCGAACTTGGGACCAAGCAAGGCAAGGCCGACACCGAGATCACGGCCGATATCGCGTTGATCCGCTCGAACGCGATCCTCAAAGGGATCGAGACCTCGATCTCCCGCGACGACGTGACGACCGCCTCGGCGCTGCTCGATCACTACCGCGAGCAAATCCTCCCCGAGGAACGCGCCAAGGTTGAGGGCGTGATCCAAAAGGAAACCGACGGGCGGCTCGTGCTCGATATCGCCGATGGCGTGTTCTCCGGGGGGCGCACGATCGAGAGCGTCGCCCCGTCGCGCGCGTTGCAAGGCGTCGATCACAAGAGTGGCGTGCCCACCGCCGAAGGGGTCAAGCAGTTTATCGAAGGCACCTTCCGCGGCTCGCGCGTCACTTCGACCACGGGGGGCAAACACGCCACCGGGTCGGACCACTATAAGAACCGCGCGGTCGACGTCGCTCCGGTGAAGGGGCTCACCTTCAACGGCTTTATCGGCCAGCTCCGCGCACAAGGCTTGAACGTCAATGTCGAGCGCTCGCTCGACGAAACGATCACCAAGAGCAAAGACTGGACCGGGCCGCACTGGCATATCGTTTGGGATAAGCCGAGCGAGAAGACCACGACCCGCGTCACCGCCCCGTCAACCCTCGGCGACGCGATCTCACGCGGCCGGGGCGAGTTGCTCGCCCGGCGCCCGAACGCGAGCCCCGAAGTGATCCGCGCGACCGAAAGCGAGATCACTCGCAAATGGCAGATAGGCGAGCAAGACAAACGCGACCGCGAAGATGGTTTGCTCACGAGCGCATACCAAGGGCTTATCAATAACGGCGGCAACGTCAACGCCCTCCCGGCGGCGCTGCGCGCGGGTATCGTCGCCACCGCTCCCGAGAAGTGGGATAGCCTGATCTCTTTCGGCAACACGCTCCAAGGCGGGGCGACCAAGACCGACGACGCGACCTATTTGGTCCTCTCGGACCCGAACAACCTCAAGGGCCTCACCGACGCGCAGTTCCTTGCCGCGCGCTCGAAGCTCTCCGAGAGCGATTGGCAACAGTTCGCCAACGCCCGGGCCGAGCTGCGCTCGGGCAAGACCGCGAACTCGGCGCAGTCGATCAACGCGGAAGCGACGAACCGCGTCTTCAATAGCCGCATGTCGTCGCTTGGCCTCGACACCGGATCGAAGGACGCGAAGGTCGCCATGCGCGTCGGCCCGGCGCGGCGCTATGTCGACAGCCAAATCGTTGCCGCGCAATCACGGCTCGGGCGCCAAATGACCGACGCGGAGACCGGGCAGTTCGTCGACAATCTCTTCGTCTCCAAGACGATCCGCTTCTCCGGGGGGTGGTTCACCGACCCCGAGAACAAGCCGCTGCTCGGCATGACCGTCGACGAAATCCCCGCGCGTGAACGCGACGGCATCAAAGACGCGCTCTCGAAACGCGGCATCCCGGTCACTGACGAAAATATCCTCGGCGCTTTCTTCCAACTTAGGGGTAACTAATGGCCGATCGTTTCGACGCCGCAATCGACGGCATGTTGGGCAGCCAATTGGACGACAGCGCGCGCACGGCAAAGGGCTCGGTGGCCACCGTGATCGGCGACAACCCCGACGAAACTCTCAAGCTCCAGCGCGCCGCGCGTAACCTCGGTATCCCGATCGACAGCGCGCGCACCGATCCGAAGCGGGTGCACCTCGAGGCCAGTGTCGAGGCGACCGATTGGACGGGCATGGCCCAACGCGCGCCGAAGACCGCGCGCTTCCTCGGCGACACCAGCAAGGCCGCGATCGCGCACGACGATATCGGTATCCTCGAGCAGGCCGAACAAACTTTTAAGGCGACGATCGGCACGCTCTCCGGGTTTATAGGCGGGCTCGCCGGGTACAACACCCGC